GCTGACTTCTTCCTGCAGGACGTCGTCACCCATTGACCAGAAGACGCGTCCGATGTCCAAGCCCAATTCCTGGCAAACTCGTAAATGCAGTATATACTGCATTATACTATTGTCAGTTATGGTCTTTACACACCCACTTTTCATGACACCGGGCTCCTTCTGGCGCAAAACCATGCCCCCACTTGTTATGAATTTTGGATTTCCAAACAAGCAGAGGTAGCGCTTATGTGCCAGAAGTTTCCACTTGGCGTAATTATTGCCTGTCGTTGCGCACAATCTCTGCCGCAACTCAAAGGTCATGTCGAATAGCCACATGTTCGCAGACCAGTCCCATGACTTCTTATCCAAAGCCATGACCTTGTTCTGCGGCACAACTCGCCATCCTCCAGTATACGCTGACCAGCCCACCTTAGCGGGCTGTTTGTCCCAATTTTCCAACATTTTATCATTCATCATATCAAAAAGCATGTGGTCGATTATTTGATCGACCACCGATACTGAAGATATAATGCGATATTCCTGGTTGGCTACTTTCTTGGGCTTAAGCGGTTCAGCCTTAACGAACAATCTAATGTAATCGCAGTCAGTCTCGCCGGACAGTAGATGTTGAATCCGCTGTTCGACAAGCTGCCACAAGTACAATAGCCTGTCAGCGTCTGGTTTCCCATCCTTAACTCCAAGAAACACCTCATTGGTTGGGGCTTTCAGCATATACGGATAGCCAGGCGAGGATTGCCAGTCCAAATTGCGAACTGACCTCTCAAAGTGGCTATACGTCATGAAATCTTCGGGCAATTCCCACATACATGATCCATAAACGTTGCACAAAGTCGACATTATCTGCGATCTAGCCGCTGGTGGTGGCGAGTCTTTCCTAAGTCCTTCTCGCTTACCACACAGCTTCGAGAGCGCAATTAATTCAGCTCGGTGGCCAAAGTCTGGCCATCCATAGCCCGCCGCTCGCTTTTCAAGAGCCCCTTTATATCGTTCAGGGATGCGGTCATAAGGGACAGGACTTCCTCCAGCGATGGGGAGCTTGGCCTCATTACCGAGGTGCTCGAAGTCGCGTTCGATCGCTTCTGCGATCTCTGCGCTGACTTCGAGCGCCTCTCTAAAAAAGGCTTCTGCGTTTTAAC